GAACAACTACAGGAGTCAATGCCGTCCCCTGATAAAACAGAGATAAGAGAAAACGAAGATGGATCAGTAGATATAAACTTTGATCCTAGTGCCGTGTCGCCAGAACAAGGTGACAATCACTATGCTAATCTGGCTGACTTATTACCAGATTCTGTTTTAGATCCTCTTGGTTCTGAGTTGTATGCAAACTACACAGACTACAGAGAATCTAGAAGAGAATGGGAAAGATCTTACACACAAGGTTTAGATCTTTTAGGTTTTCAATTTGAACAAAGAACAAGACCGTTCCAAGGAGCGTCTGGTGCAACACACCCAGTCCTTGCAGAAGCAGTTACACAATTCCAAGCACAAGCTTACAAAGAATTATTACCTGCAGCAGGTCCTGTTAGAACACAAGTTTTAGGTAGCCCTTCAAGAGAAAAACAAGATCAAGCAGTAAGAGTCAAAAATTTTATGAACTATCAATTGATGGATGTCATGAAAGAGTTTGAACCTGAGTTTGATCAGATGTTATTTTATTTACCTCTTGCAGGTTCTACATTTAAAAAAGTTTATTATGACGATTTGATGGAACGAGCTGTATCAAAGTTCGTTACTGCAGATGACTTAGTGGTTCCGTATTCTGCTACCTCATTAGAGGATGCGGAAGCCATATGTCATGTCATCAAAATGTCTGGTAATGATTTACGTAAGCAACAAGTTGCAGGATTCTATAGAGATATAGAATTAGGCACACCTTACGCAGAAGAAACAGAGCTGAAGAAAAAAGAACGAGAACTAGAAGGAACAAGATCAACAGGTCAACAAAAGAACAACCCGATCTATACGTTGATTGAGTGTCATGTTAATTTAGATCTCGAAGGCTTTGAAGATAGGGGACCCGATGGTGTCCCGACTGGAATTAAGATTCCATACATTGTAACAATCGACAATGGTTCGCGAAAAATATTATCTATTCGAAGAAACTTTAGAGTAGATGATCCCAAAAAAAATAAAATCCAATACTTCGTCCATTTTAAATTTCTGCCTGGACTAGGTTTTTACGGATTTGGATTAATCCATATGATTGGCGGTCTAACAAGAGCAGCAACGTCTGCACTTCGTCAACTCATCGATGCAGGTACGTTATCGAACTTGCCATCAGGATTTAAACAGAGGGGTATCAGAGTTAGAGATGATGCCCAATCTCTACAACCAGGTGAGTGGCGAGATGTCGACGCTCCTGGTGGCTCTCTTAGAGATGCCTTTATGAATCTGCCATACAAAGAACCGTCAGCAACTTTATTACAGTTGATGGGAATTTGTGTAAGTGCAGGTCAACGATTCGCGTCCATTGCTGACATGCAGGTCGGGGACGGGAACCAGCAGGCCGCTGTTGGTACGACCGTAGCCCTTTTAGAGCGTGGCTCCAGGGTCATGTCAGCGATCCATAAACGATTGTATGCATCAATGAAAACAGAATTTACTTTGTTGTCAGATGTATTCTCAACTTACCTACCACCAGTTTACCCGTACGATGTAGTAGGTGGACAAAAAGAAATTAAACAAACAGACTTTGATGCAAAAGTAGATATACTTCCTGTTGCTGATCCAAATATATTTTCATCAACACAAAGAGTTGCAATTGCACAAACAGAATTACAGTTAGCTCAGTCTAACCCACAAATGCATAATCTATACAATGCGTACAGAGATATGTACGAAGCATTAGGAGTGAAGAATATTGATCAAGTATTACCACCTCCACCACCACCGGCACCAAAGAATCCGGCGTTGGAACACATAGATGCATTAGCTGGTAAACCTTTCCAAGCGTTTACTGGACAAGATCACCAAGCACACATCGCAGCTCACGTTGCGTTTATGTCTACGAACATGGCTAAAAATAATCCACAAATTATGGCGTCACTAGAAAAAAATATATTTGAACATATTTCTTTGATGGCTGACGAACAGGTGCAAATGGAAATGCAAGAACAGATTCGTAAAGTACAAGAGCTACAACAACTAGCACAAATGAATCCACAAATGGCACAATCACCAGAAGTTAAAGGTGAAATGGATAGACTACAAATAGATATAGAAGCTAGAAAAGCAACTCTTATTGCAGAAATGATGGGTGACTTCTTAGCTGAAGAGAAGAAAATTAGTGGAGACTTTGGTAATGACCCAATCGCTAAATTAAGAGCAAGAGAGTTAGATTTAAAAGCTCAAGACAATATGAGAAAAATGAAAGAAGATGAAGCTCGTATTAATTTAGATAAAAGCAAAATCTTAATGAACAGAGATATTCAAGACGAGAAGATGCAACAGAATGAAGAATTAGCATTACTGCGTGCAGCTACATCTATTGAAAAACAAAAAATGTCAAACCGTGCAAAAGCAAAAACTGATGCAACAAAAATGTTTGATGTTACTAAACTGAAAGGACCAAGGAGTTAATATGGCGAAAGAAAAAAGCTCAGTCAACAAAGCAGGTAACTATACTAAACCTGGAATGAGAAAAAAAATATTTCAAAGAATAAAATCACAAGCATCACATGGTACAGGTGCGGGACAATGGTCAGCGAGAAAAGCGCAGGCTCTTGCCAAAGCTTATAAGAAAGCTGGGGGAGGATATAAATCATAATGGCTCTAGCAAAATCACAAAGATCTCTTAAAGCTTGGGGTGATCAAAAATGGACTACAAAGTCTGGTAAAAAATCTTCAGAAACAGGAGAAAGATATTTACCAAAAAAAGCTATTGAAAATATGTCTTCACAAGAATATGCTGCAACTACAAAAGCAAAAAGAGAAGGCAAGAAAAAAGGTAAACAGTTTGTTAAACAACCTAAAAAAATTGCTCAGAAAACTAAATCGTATAGGAGTTTTGCATAATGTTATACACCAAAGGGATGGGCGCAGTCAGACAACAGTTTAGAAATGGCGGTGCTGCTTGGACAAGAAAAGAAGGGAAGTCAGAATCTGGTGGACTTAACGAAAAAGGTCGTAAGTCTTACGAGAAAGAAAACCCTGGCTCTGATTTAAAACGTCCACAACCTGAAGGTGGCAAACGAAAAAAATCTTTCTGCGCGCGTATGAAAGGTATGAAGAAAAAATTAACATCTAAGAAAACAGCTAACGATCCTGATTCTAGAATAAACAAAGCACTGAGAAAATGGAAATGTTAAACGATGGTATATTAAGTATTGATGAAACTGAAGGCGAAGAAATTTCTTTAACAGCCGAGCTACCGTCAGATCAATTTACTGACGAAGAAAAATTACAAATAGAATCTGAAAAAGAAGACGGCGATGATGAAGTTAAACGAATTGACTTGTTTGCCTCTGAAGACAAAGAAGGTGATCCTTTAAATAGTTTACTACTTAGTGAAGATGGTATTACAACTTTGTTTATGAAAAAAGGTGGACGTGTTCCATTTCAAGGTGGTGGTAGAGATGCATCATCAGATGATTTTGGTGGTGGGTTTGCAGGTCCGGCAGGTGGAGCATCATCTGGTGGTAATTATGGTGGGAATCAAAACACTGGAGGAGGTGGAAATAATTATACTGGAGGTGGAGCGGACCAAGAAGATGATGTAGCTCAAATGATGTCTGACATGAATCTTACTCCAGACAATGCCCCTGACTACACAGGTTCTGATTATGGTTTTGTTGTATCAGAAGACGAAGAAAAAGAAAAAGGTGGAGCAGATTATATTGGACCAAAAGATAAAGTTAGAATTCAAAACGAGATTATAAATAGAAAAAAAGATTATGACAGTTTTAGAAATAAATCATTAAGAACATTTAATGTTTTAAGAGGAGCTATGTCTATAACAAATCCTTTCGGTTTTGCTAAATTTGTTTATGATCAAGAAAAAAAGAAAAAAGAAAGAATTGCTGAAATTGATGCAGATTTAAAAATGCTAGAAACAATTGGAGCTACAAAATACACACCTCACACAGACACTATCTATCAAACATTAACACAAGAAAAATTAGATCTTACTCAACCTAGATCAAGAGATGATGATACAGGTAGTGATGGTCCAGAAACAATTGTTGAAGAACTTATGGCTTCAAATCAAGTTATTGAAGACAGAGACGAAACAGATATATTCAATATATGGGACAAAATTAAAGAGAAACAAGCACAAAGAGCTTTGTTAGTAGAAAAAGGTATTATTCAAGATACTGCAGAAATGCCTCAAACAAAGGAATCAATGATGTTAAATAGTGGTGGACTTGCAAATTTATTTAGAGTAAAAACACAGTAATAGGAGAAAACTATGAGAAATGATTTTGGAAATAGACCTTACTCTGTAAGATTCCCATACGGCAGCGGTGGTAGTGCTAATGGAAAAAAGAGACAAGGCTACAATGACAGACTTGACGAATCTCTAGGTGCTAGAGATGGCAAAGAGTCAACTAAATCTCAAAGCTTCAAAGCTAGAAGAGATGAATCAAAAGGCATGGAGAAAGCTATGGGTAAAAGAGCTTACTCTTCTGTCGGAACAATGGATAAATAATTATGCCAAATACTAGAAGAATGAACAGACTAGAGGAACTTGGAAGAGTAGACTCTGAAAAAGCGTATACTAAAAAAGGTAAAAAGAATCTAAAAGATGAAAAGAAAAGAATCGTTAGAGAGTTAAGAAGAGGTGGTGGAATGGCTCAAAGAGGATTAGGAAAAGCTTTTAGAGGTGGAGGAAAAGTATAATGCAAGATTGGGAAAAAGGATCTGGCTACGTTAAAGAACCAAAAGTAACTGTAGGACCTGGAATTTCAAAAGATGGTTCAGCTACAGGTGGAGTTGAAATAGAAGCAACTAACCCACAAGAATCACAAACAGTAGATGTCAGAGGAACTAAAAGATTAAGAGCTGACAAAAAACCGGTAAAAGCTACTTGGTACTAATATGTGGTTTCAAGCTATTAAGTTAGCAGTTTCTGCCGGATCAAAAATTTACGCTAACAAACAAAAAGCAAAAGTTGCAATGTCAGATGCACAGTTGTTGCATGCTGAACGACAAGCTCGTGGTGAGGAAGCCTACCAAGGAAAACTTTTAGAAGCGCGTCAAGCAGATTACAAGGACGAGGCCGTTCTCGTAATTCTCACGTTGCCCATCTTGGTGCTTGCATATGGAGTCTTTTCGGACGACGCCCAAGCGATGGACAAAATAAAAATTTTTTTCGAACACTTCCAGTCGCTCCCGTCATGGTTTACAAATTTGTGGATCCTTGTCGTGGCGAGCATTTATGGTATAAAGGGAACACAAATATTTAAGGGGAAAAAATAATGGCGTGTTGGCAAGGATATGTTCAAAAAGGAATGAAAAAGAAAGGTAAAAAAATGGTTCCTAACTGTGTGCCTAGAACAAAAATGGCAGACGGTGGATTAGTAAACGTACCTGGTTATAAACCAGTTCTAGGTAATAATAAGTTTAATTATCCTAGCGGAGGAATCACAGTAAAAACTCCTAAGTAATGGACGGAATACAATTAATTTATAAATTAAAAAAACAAATTG